GCGCTGGCTTGGCGCTGACTCGCTGCTCGCTCTCATATCCGCCCCGAGCCAGTAATCGCAGCGCATGTTTAAACCGCTACTAATCGCAGCGCATTAGCACTCACTGCTGCCGACTGCTAACTCGGAGGCATCGCAATGGCTCGTAAGTTACTCATCAGTAACACGCTAAAGTCAGTTGTTTAATATCACTTTAGAGCATCGCCAAATTTACACATCGCTAAAAGCAGTATAAATCAATGGTTTTAGCGTATTACTCGTCAGTAACATATTTATTTACCGTTTGCCACCGCTTGAGCAATCGGAGGTAATCCAACCAACCACTAACCGTTTAAACCCTCTAAAGCCAGTATTTTATACTGCTTTTAAGGGGTTATTGTAATTTGGTTTAAACACCGCTACCTTTGTCCTAGTGGTTGCAACTGGTGCAGCCCGACTGGAAAGGAAAGACGATGAGAAATCGTGAGCAATGGTTAGCAGCGTTTGCATCTGCTGCTAAACCTTCAATCGCTAGAAATATCAGTGGAGGCGGTGACGAGGAGGCAGCAATTCGCCTATCTTGTGGCTTCCCTCCAAAGACTGGTCGCAAGGCTGCACTGGCTGCAGTAGTGCCACCAACTGCATCTCAAGACTTCACTGCCGAGATATTCGTATCTCCAACCGTTGACGATGCAGCCACCGTTGCAAAGTCAATAATTCCACTTCTGCAGGTTGCTCAAAGTGGCAACTGGAGAAATGCAGCACCAACCGTTGCAAAGCCACTGGACACAATTCCACAATGGGCAATCTCAATTCTTGAGCGCCTAGGTTCATATCCTCATGCTGCACTGGAAATTGCTGCAGCACCAAAGCAGACAACTCGGTTAGTTAAGGTTGCTTGTTTAAACGACAACTACATCGCACGAGTCAGCAATTCAACGCTGGTTCAATTCGGTGCTCCAATCTGCCCTGCATGCAACATCGCAATGGTGCGTGCCTAATGACTACCTACGGACTGGAATTTGAGGTTGCAGGTATCTCAACCAGTGCTGCATCTGCAGCGCTAAATCGCGGTGGTATTGAGTGCGTAGAGCCTCAACGCCAACACCAAATCAACGAGAAGTGGACATCGGTATATGACGGTTCAGTCCGAGGTGCCGAGGTTGTATCTCCAATCCTTGACGAGGTGCGTTTAAACGAGGCATCAACCGTTGCCCGCCTGCTTCTTTCAGCAGGTGGCAAGGTTGACCGCACCACTGGCTTCCATGTTCATATCGGTGCAGCATCTCTAAGCCTTGACCATGTTGCCCAGTGGTATTTGAACTGGAATCTTGTGCATGAGGCAATCGGTGCACTGGTTGCCCCTAGCCGTTTAAACAACTCATACTGCAAGGTTCCAACTTTGCAAAATATAGACCGCAATGTTGAAAGAATCCGCAACGGTGAAATCTCAGATTACCAAAATGACCGTTACCAATCTTTCAATCTGCAATCCTTCCAACGCCATGGCACACTGGAAATCCGAGTGCACCAAGGCACACTTAATGGCACCAAAGCGGTGGCATGGGCAAAGTTTATTGATGCCTTCAAAGATTATTCAGCCACCAACTTAATCACACTTGACGACCTCGGAATCAATGACCGTTTAAACAAGTGCGAATCCCTGCTAAACATCTTGATGCTGGCAGGCAACCTTGACCACAAAACTGGTCAGTATCTCAAAGACCGAGCAGCCTCAATTCAGGGGTAAGCAGGCAGCCTGCCCCAAGTGGGCAAGTGAGGGAGCATTACCCTCAGCAGGCACTGGTACCAAATTGGTACCTAGTAAAAAGTTAGGTGGTGTTTAAACATGGACATGGCAATCTTTGATGGTCGCGCTTTACTACTGGTTGCACTCATCGCTGCAACATGGGCATGGTATTACCTCACCGAATAGGTGTGGTACAATTCACTCGTTAACTACTACAGACTGGAGATATAAATATGTGTGGAATCGCAGGCTTCTGCCTCAACCCAAAGCACAATCAGAATCAGACAGACCTAGCAGCACAGATGCTGCTGGATATTGAGCATCGTGGTCAAGATGCAACAGGTGCTGCATGGATTAACCCAACCTCGGGTAATCGTGTAATCAGCAAGGCACCAGTGGCTGCAACAAAATTTATTGCAACCAACGCAGGCAAGCAGTTATGTTTAAACGCTACGACTGCTATCTTGCATACTCGTTGGGCTACACAAGGCAAGCCAAGTAACAACGACAACAACCACCCAATTCCTCGTGGCAAAATCGTACTTACTCACAACGGACACATCAGCAACGATGACCAACTGTTTAAACAACTCAAGGTCAAGCGCCACGGGCAGGTTGACAGCGAGGCAGTCGCAGCATTGATTGCATTTACATCAGCGCCCATTGCCGAGGTGTTATCTCAGGTTCAAGGCACTGCAGCCTTGGCTTGGATTGAACAGGGCAAGGGCAACACGCTGCACTTGGCTCGTGTTAATTCATCACCGCTATGGATTGCACAAACTAAATCAGGTTCGCTGGTTTACGGTTCAACCGAGGAAACTATTGACAACGCAGCAGTCATGCTGGATTCCGAGATTGACTGGGTTTACTCAGCCAAAGAAGGCGAGTACTTCAAAGTCAAGAACGGTAAAATCATAGAGCACCTTAACTTCACACCATTTAAACAGGTGTACTCCAACAACTGGCGCTCAAAATACTGGGATAACTATGATGATTACAGTGAACACTCAAAGACATCTAGTTATTATGATTCACATTTATTCTAAGCAATAAAATAAATAGCCCCCGCAAACGCGGGGGTTTTTTATTTGCCATCAGTCTGGCATCTTCAATCGTTTAAACAATGGTGGCGGTGGCGGAGGTGGTGGGTCTGGCATGTCATCATGTTTAAACACATCACTTGACAACGCTGGTAGGATAGGTTTTACCAACCGCTGGTAGGTAAAACTGTTTAAACAAAAAAATAATTTAAAAAAGTTTCTGAATATCCTTGACTTATGTATACCGAACTGGAATCCTAAGGCATGTAGCAACTGGGCTACACAGAACAAAGGACTGGTATGTATCTAGGAACTGGCGACATCATCGCAACACTCATTGCAATAGTGGGTGCGCTAACCGTAATGGGATTAGCAATCAAACAAAACATCTCACTCAACAGTGAGAACGCATGGCTACGCAACCGCAACAAGCAACTCAAGAAACAACTTGACGACCTTGCTCCCCTACCTTGGTCAGTAATCAAACCAAACAAGGAATCGGTGAACTAATGAGCGAGCCAACAACATATAACGGTTGGAAAAACTACGACACTTGGAACATAGCGTTGTGGATTAACAACGATTACGCCCTCTATCTATCAGCAACTTTATTCATGAAGGATTACAAGGGTGCTATGCCCTATCGTGAGTGGGTTAAGGTTGCTGGGTTAGAGAACAAGAACACCATTGACGGATGTAAATATATTTCAGAGAAGGTTTATTACTCTGAACTAAACAACATGATGAAGGGGTTGGTGCTATGAGTAAACATCCTGAGGTTAAAGGTGTTGTGTTATTCACCGATGGGACATACGAGGAGCGAGTGTTTAAACAACTCTCGGACTATCAAGATGCAGTAGGTGGGCTGATTGAAATAGTTAAACTCTTTGATGCTTTCGGTAATGACTTTGCCACTGCTTATGTAAATGAGGAGGGCTTGATGCTTGGGCTACCGCTCAATGGATTCGGTGGCTCTCTCTCTTTCATGCTTGGTAATAATCCGATGCTCGTTGGCAACATGATTGTGGTAGGCGTTGATGATGGTGAAGGATACGACACCAACATTGACGATGGCTTACTTAACTTTATTAAGAAAGTCTTACCTGAACACAAGGTGATTGCCGATGAACTTGTTTAAACACATACACCCGCATGCGCGGATATGGATTGCAACGGTAGTGGTACTCGGAATCTTTCTCGTGTTCAACCCACGAGTACAGATAGTTTCACACGCACCCAAGGGTGAGGTGGTTGCTTACTATAACAACGAGTACCAACGCCATGCAATTCAACGGTTAACTGAACAAGACAAACTTGAACAGTACCCATGCCTCTTTGAATTATGGACAAAGGAGAGCAACTGGCGACCTGCTGCATTAAACAAATCAAGCAAAGCAATGGGCATCGCACAACTCATGCCACAAACATGGGTCAATATAAAAGTTAAGCCAACCAAAGATGGGTTTAAACAGGTTGATGCTGGACTCTTATACATAGATAGAAAATACGGAAAAACTGGTGGGATATGCAGAGCATACGCTCACCACTTAGCGAAAGGCTGGTATTAAAATGCATCAAGCACTGGTACAAGAACTAACCTATCACTTGATAGACCAACACATGACTTACTCAATAGAGGATTGCAAACCACCTACCCTGCGACCAGTATCGTGTCAGGTATTACTAAATACCTTACTTGATTACATGATAGGGGCAGGTTATGCGAGTCCATACAAATCAAATTAAGGTTGAGTACCACAAGGTACTTGAACAGAGAGAGGTTCGTAATAGGGGTAAGGGATTAACTGCGTTTAAACTGAGGTGGAATCCACAACTAACTGAACAGGCTGGTTGCAAAGGGTTAGACACTGAGGTTTTTTACCCCGAGAAAGACATCTTTACCCTTGAGGAGGAGAGGCTTATGGGTCGCATGTGTATTGAGTGTCCAGTAATGCTCATGTGTTTAGAGTGGGGCATAGCCCATGAACGCAGTGGAGTATGGGGTGGCACCACGCCATACCGTAGGCAACAAGTGCGCCGCGCCATGAACATACAGGCTACTGACCCTCGTGGCATAAGCCCAAGTATGTGATACAGTACGACTGCTCATCTCTCCTATGAAGGGGAAGCGTAGGATAGGTGAGCATAGAAAAGCCCCTCGGGTTCCAGTCCTTGAGGGGCTTCTCTATTTTACAAATTTAATTCTTTAGCAAGCATGAACACTTCATCAGATAAATCATCAAGCGTTCCATCATTATAGATAACATGTTTAAACATAAACATATCCATTGCATGCTCTGATGTATGTCCATTAACTGCAGCATGATTGTGTCTATTGATACGCCACACATCACCGCTTCTTTGTTGAATAGCAGTGGCTTCATTAGGAAAGCGCACATCGGAGAACACTACTCGTTCGTATTCTTCTGCTCGTTTAAATGCTTGGTCAATCCAAAAGGTTTCACCAAATAGATTGCGACCTACCTCAGTACCAAACACTTGAAGTAATCTGCGTACCTCAGGGTTAGCCTTGGCTACATCCCAACCATACTCATCTACTAAATCAGCAACACGATTGCCACCTTCAACTATTGGGTTGAGTGTATAGATTGCATCACGCATAGGTAATGCAAAAGATATACGCTTAAACCCATAGTTTAAACACAACAATTCAGCAACTGTATCTTTACCTGACTGTGCGTATCCACTCAAACCAATAATCATTTCTTTATGTATCCAATCTGCTTGCGTTTAAACCACATTATCTTATCTCCAGCCAGGTAGATGTAGTATCCGATGTCGTTTAAACATATACCTATGTAGTACAACGGTAGTCCTATCCAGTTCCATGGTTTCATGCGTTGGTACTTGGGTCTAATCATTGTCGGGTTTCCTGTATCTGCGATTGTTCCATTGCGGTTGTTCTCCACCTAGTCTGTCTTGTAATTTGGTAAGCGCACGACTAACACGCTTACGCAAAGCATCCTCGGTTGCAGAGTATTCAATAGCGAGCGCATCAAAGTCCATGCCACCACCATCAAACCTGCGTTGAAGAAGCAACTTATCTTGTTCGTTTAAACGGTCAAGCGCACCTGATAAATCTGAAAGCATAGCCTCACGATTCATCCCCTCACTTGGCTTGTTTGACCTCTGAATAAAATCATCTTTAGGTGTGGCTGACTGTACCCATCTATCGTAAGCCCAAACATCTTTAAGTAACTCTTGAAGTATCTCATGTGTGTAATAGAAAGCATCGGAAGGTACGGACTTACTCTTGTATGCACGCTCCTTAGCAGCAAACTTCTGTGACTCATTATTAAATGTGCGTTTAAGTTTAAACACTAATGAGTCTTGACCTTCCCACTCCTCAATCTTGTGCCAATGTTCTACTGCCCAAAGACTTAGGTGTTGGAACACATCATCAGATGTC